CAGTTCTTTTTTTAGTTCCTCATTGTTTTTAATCAATTTAGAAAAAGCGTTTGCTTTTTTTGTCCCTTTTTTTATAGCTGTGTATTCTGAAAATAAATCTGGTTCCATGTATATCCCTTGTAGGTTTAACCTTATATATCAAGCCCAATATATAGTTGTTTCTATTAAAAAAAAAACTGAATACTGATATATACTAAGATAGTTAATTAATTTGATCAACTCCGCTATTTTACATTTAAATTTTATGCTGAAATAGTTAGACAAATATATAATTCAAAAGACAATGGCAGGTTTACCACATTATACCAGTTCGAAGGCTTCTATTAACAAATACGAACCAGTTTTCCTGAACCAGTTTGAGGTATTAATATCTCCTCCAACTGGTGTAGCTGCTCCACAAGGAAATCCAGGAAGTGGAAATATTTTATTAGAGCAAGTTACAAGAGTATCTGGTTTACAGGTAGATCAGAACCCAGGAGAAATAACTCAGCAATTCAAATTTGCAAAGAGATATTATTCTGGAGCAGCTCCTCAAAGAACTGGTTTAGACGTAGATATTGAATTCGAGATTAACCTTGATGACAATAATTCTATGTATGTGTTCAAGATACTTCGCCAGTGGTCAGATTTAGTTTACAATCCTATAACTGGTGCTATGGGACTTAAGACAAATTATTCAGGTAACATTTTAATCAGTGTTTTCAATAAAGCTGGTGACGTGTTCAGAAGAATTAATTTGAAAGATTGCTTCCCTATTACACCAATTAACGAAATGGCTCTTAACTATACCCAAACAGGTATTTATAAGATCAACGTGACATGGGCAGTAGATTATTTCGAAGATACATTTATATAATTAGAAGAAAATGGCAGGATTACCACATTTCAGTTCATCTAAAGCAGCTGTACAACTTTATGAACCAGTTTACTTAAACCAGTTTGAGGTTATAATACAGCCACCAGTAGGTGTTTCTAATCCTTTAGGAAACGGAGGAAGAACATTACTTGTTGAGAACGTGCTTTCAATTTCTGGTCTTGCAGTTGATAAGAACCCAGGAGTTGCTGAACAAAGATATAAGTTTTCAAGAAGAAGATATGCTGCTGGAGCAGTAGATGATACTGGTGTAAAAGTCAGAATTGATTTTGAAACAAACCTTGATGACAATAATAGCAATTATGTTTTCAAGACTTTAAGACAATGGTCTGACCTAGTTTACAACCCATTAACAGGTGCAACTGGTATTAAGTCTGTTTATGCTGGAGACACTTATATTCTTATTTCTATATTTAATAAGCAAGGTGATGTTTTCAGAAGAGTTAAGCTCGTAAACTGTTTCCCTGTTGACCAGATCAAATCGCTCGACCTTGATTACACTAACGGAACTACCCCTTACAAAGTGGCACTTTCCTTTAGAGCTGATTACTTCGAGGATCTTTTTAACTAAAATTTTAAAGGTTAAATATATAGATGGAGACTCTACAAAGTCTCCATTTTATTTTGTGGTCGAACCAGGAATAAAATGTCAGATACCAAATTACATGGACGACAGTTGTGACCCTGAAACAAAAAACAAGAACAGCTTCAGTTTGCTTGATATTGGCAACTTTCTTCAATCCATTTGGATTCGATATCCTTTTCGCTGCAATAATGAAATGGACAAATTCCTACTGGCATACTGTAGCAATTTTTTACTTCCTTTCGGCGCTATTCTTTGGATTATACTTTTTTTTCTCATTTAATAAGAAACTAAAAGAAACCAAGGAGTAAAATCTTCATGGAACATATGGACAAAAATTTAGAAAGAAATTTACTTGACGAGCTAAGTAAAAAAGAATCGAATTCCAAGTTTGAATATGATGAGGATCAAGATGTTGAGAATTTTGAAATCCCAAATTGGATTCCAGAAAAACCACAATCTAATGCTCGGGAAACAGTTACAAATCCACCTAGTAATAATCTAGGAAAAGTAAACAGGGTTCCTTTGGGAATGGAATCGGAGTGGAAAAATCTTCCACCACAAACATTACCATCAAAAGGTTTTGGCTATCCTGAAGGATTTGAAATCGCAATCAAATCAGCATCTGTTTCTGAAATCAGACATTTTTCAACAGTAGATGATTCCGATAGAATTGATTTAGATGACAAATTAAATACTATAATTAAGAAGTGTATGAGAATCCGCTGGAATGGCGGTGTTCTAGACCATTATGATCTTTGGTACGAGGATAGATTCTTTCTAATAATGTCAATAAGAGATTTAACATTTCTAAAAGGAGAGAATAGAATTCTTTTACCTGTTTCTAAAAATTGCACAAAACAAGAGTGTCAAGTTCCAGACCAAATAGAGCTTAAATCCAATCTTTTAGATAGTTTTATAATTGATCAAGAGATTGTAAAAAGATATGATGGAGATTCTTTCTCTTTTAAATTCATTCCAAAAGATGGAAGCCCAGAAATGAATTTGTATATCCCTACAGTTGGTGTTACCACTATTTGTAGAAAAATTATAGCAGAAAAGAAAGCTAAAGGAAAGAAATTCGATCCAAGTTTTGCAAACATTGCAACATTCATTATTCCAGATTGGAGAGCATTAGACGAACGTCTTTACGATCAATACGAAAGAGCTTCTTTAGAATGGACACCTTTACAATTTTCGATTGCTGACCAAATAAGTCAAAAAATCAATTTTGCCACCAAGTCTAGAATTTATACCAACTGTGAAAGCTGTGGCGGGGAGGTCACAGCAGAAATATCCTTTCCCGGAGGATACAGATCCCTTTTCGTTATTTCAAATATCTTTGACCAATTACTTTGAGATAAAATTCAGACTTTGGGAAGAGTTTAAGGTTTCTATTGATACTCTAGAAAATCTACCTTTTTATGAATATCAGATGTATATAGACATGCTGAATAAAAAGATAGAAGACCAAAATCAAAAGAATGCACAAGGAGATTTGGTTGAGGCATTCTCTTTTAGTAAGCCAAAAAGCTGAAAACCTGTGAGATCGGGTATATAATGTAAAAGAAACATCTTGGCTGAAGAAAACTTACCTATTTTTAAATCCGAGGGAGAAGCCTTTGATCGTGCTAAAATAAATGCAGAAATTCGATCAGGAAATACCGGTGCAGTCACTCCAGAAATAGGAGATAGTATGAGGGCAGCAGAAAAGGCTACTACTCAGGCTAAATCTTTTTATGATCAGGTTTACAATGACGAATTGAAAGCTTTAGATCCTGCTTATGATAAGAATGATCCTTTCTATCAATATGCTTATGCAAGTACAAGTTCGGATAAAAAAGACATTCAAGAAAAGATAGAAGAAGGTCAAGCAGTTGATGGAAAAGAAATTGTTCCAATGGCTAAACAGGCAGCAGGAACTAAAGTAGGTAATGCAAAGGCACTAAAATCTGGTACAGTTACACAAATAGCTGAACAAATTGGGATTAAGGAAATTAAAAGTATGGAGGAATTTGATACAGTTTCTTCAGATTTTAATTCTAAAACTAAGGACGAAAGTCTAAAATTTGAAACACTTCTAAGTGCTTTTTCCAGAATAATTGGACAGCTAAATGAGGGATTGGGAATAGGTGCTAAACTACCAAAGGAAACAGAACTCAAAAACAACGCGATCATATCAGCTTTAGCTAAAATCTTATCAGCTGAAGGAATTAAGAACGAGTCCATTTCCAAAATGGCAGAAAGGTATGATGAAAATTTAAAAAATCTAATCAACAGTAAGCAGACTGGGATAGAGGGAATTAAACAGGAAGAAAAGAAACCAGAAAAGACTGAGCCTACAGCAGAAGTTAAATCTCAAGAGCAAAAAATCGAGGCGGCAATTCAACCAGAAAAATCCCCCGCTGGAGAGGCAACTACACCTGCAATAGCAGAAACAGTACAGACTGAGCAAACCATAGCTACTCCAACAGAAACTGGTGCTATAGAATCTGCAACCCCAGGTAATGAAACTGCTGAAAATAAAGAGGTAGGTTCAGTTGCAGAACAATCAACAACACAGATCCAAAGTGCAACTGAAGGGACAACACCAGAAAACAAGGAAGCTACATCTGGCACAAATGAAAGTGTAGCTGTTACCCAGGAGCAAAAAATCGAGACCCCCACAGCAGAAACGAAAACTGAAACTGCCACTGCAACTGGTGAAACTGCTGGGACAAAAACTCAAACGGGAATAGAAGGTAATGCCTCACAAGAACAACCTGCTAAAGGGAGTTCTAGAGGATCTGAATTTTTAAAATCTATTTTCGGGGTATCTGCTGGGGAAACAGCAGAAACAGGAAATAGGGGTAAAAAGTTTATGGAGGGCATTTTTGGAGGAAAAAGCTCCAAAGAGGAAACTTCTACAGCTTCTTCCACAGCTGAGAGTCAAGTTGGTAAATTGGAAGAAAAATTAGAAGAGGTTAAACCTGGAATTACTTCCAATACTGGGACTGCAGAAAAAATTACTGGGGAACTTTCAAAAAAGGCTGAAACTTTTAGTGAAAATAAAAGTATAATACAAACGGACACACAAAAATTGAGCACTCCAATCTCTCAGCCATCGAAAGAAACTGAGACAAAAGAGACAACCTCAACAGAAACCGAACAAAAACCTATAACTGAAGCCTCAACTGCTAGTAGCGAAACTACTTCACTTGGAATGACTGATCAAGGAAACACTAGTCAAGTAGAAAGCACTAATACTAAATCTTCAGGAACTGAGAATAATGAAGCTATGGCAATGAAAATGGATGCTATGATTAATTTGTTATCACAATTAAATGATACGCTTTCAGGACCATTGTTAGTAACATCCTCACAAAAAAAGTTTGAATGATGTTTACTTTTCAAAAAACATCTTTTATATTTGTAATAACCAAATCTTAATAAATAAAATGAAAGCAAATTACGAAATCACTAAGGAACTTAGAGAAGCATCGGTAGAATTTTTAAACTCCTATGCAAATTATGGGAAATGTTTGGATTTTTTAAAAAACGAGGAAAAAACATCTTACACTGAAGATGAGGTCAATGAGATCCTTAATCTTCTAGGTAGTTTTCGTCTACGTGACGTATTTCACATCGTGGAAAGATTTAAAGTTGAGGTAACCCAATTAAAATCTGATCAAGTTGAGCAATCAGCACCTTCCACAGAGCAAGCAGGATAAAATAGATTCATTGTATTTACG